ATTGACATGGCCCGATATGATTGGATTGACGTTGATCGTCTCCATCGACCAAAGACCATCGGCCGATATGGCCGCACCGTGGACATGCTGGTCGCCGCCGTACAGAACAGCGAATTCACGAGCGATCCGGTCGCGATCATACCGGACAAGCGGCACAACATCGACGAGCTGTACGGTATGCTTGTCAGCGTCGGGTTGGCTCTTGGTTATAAGGTCGATACGCTTCGCAGCAAGGTTCGTATGGCGAAGATCAACGGCGTTGAGTACCACGTTCGGAGCACGCCGGCGACTGTCCGAACGAGCGAGGTCAGGACGGCTATTGCGTTTTGGCGTCTTCAGGAGTCCCTGTAATGCTGATCGAGATCACGCTGGCCGACGAGCGGTACTGCGACGGCTGCCCGTGTCTGGACTCGGAGTTCGACTTCTGTGACCTAATCGAATTGTGAACGAGAATCTGAATGCCAGACCTTGACACCGCGACCCAGCTATATGACGCCTGCATTGCCGGCGTACGCGACCAGTTCAGGGCGTATCTGTACGCCGTCGCGCCGACGCCCGGCGAGTACCAGATGGAGGCCCCGCATCTTCGTGGGTTCTGCCGTGAGCTGCAAGCCGCGACCGAGGCCGTCGAACGCGGCGAGTGTTATTATGTCGCGATCACCTGCCCGCCCCAGCACTGGAAGTCGACGACCTGCGCTCAGGCATATCCGATTTGGCACATGGGGCGGAACCCCGATCACCGCGTGCTTCAGGTGTCCTACTCGGCCAGCATCGCCAAGCGGAACAGCAAGCAGGCCCGCCGTCTTGTGCAACATCCCGTGACGGCCAGCGCGTTCGACATCAAGCTCGACAACAAGAGTCGGAGCGTCGAGGAATGGACGCTTGCGGGGCACCGAGGCGGCGTACGGGCCGCAGGGTTCGGAGGCAGCATTACGGGGTATCCGGCCGACATTATCGCCATCGACGACTACTTCAAAAGCAGAGAAGAGGCTGAGTCGCAGCTTCAGCGCGACAAGGTGTGGGACAGCTTCACCAACGAGGTGATGACTCGGAGATCGCCGGCCCACGCCGTGGTGATCATGGCAACGCTGTGGCATCAGGATGGGCTCATCGGTCGGATCGAGCAGGCGATGAAGGCCGACGTAGACTTCCCGCATTTCAAGATCATCAAGTTCCCGGCCTGGACGGACGAGTATGGCTGGCTCTTCGACAACAGGTTCAGCCAGCCGTTCTACAAGAGCACGAAGGTCGCGGTCGGTTCGCACGCTTGGTCGTCGCTCTACATGTGCAATCCGACGCCCAAAGAGGGCGGGCTGCTGAAGGTCGATAACGTCAAGTTCGTTGACTCGATGCCCGAGGGTTTGCAGTGGTGTAGGGCCTGGGACCTGGCGTCGGGCCGCGCCGAGCGGACGAAGAGCGATCCTGACTGGTCAGTCGGCACGAAGGTTGCGGTAACGACCGACCCCGAGGACGAACGGATACTGCACCTGTTCGTCGGCGACATGGTCAAGGTGCAGGCCGAAGCCCCCGAGCGGGACCGCTTGATCGACGTGACGGCAGACCGTGACGGCCCGGAGGTCAAGATACCCATCGAGGCGGTGGCAGGTTACAAGGACGCCGGCGTCTGGCTCAAGCGACTCTTGAGGGGTAAGGCGAAGGTCATCCCGGTCAGCGTATCGAAAGACTTGGTCACGCGTGGCGAGCCGATGGAGCCGGTCTTCGAGGCGTGCCACGTCTACGTTCAGCGGGCCGAGTGGAACGATGCCTGGGTCGCCGAGCTTCGTGCGTTCCCGCATGGTAGACATGACGATATGGTATCGAGTCTGATCTTGGGTTTCGAGTACGCGGCCAAGAAGCGCAAGGTGATCTTCGCGCCCCTTGACTCGTTTGCGGCCAAGCCCGAGGAGCTTGACCGCTCAACTGAGGGGCCGCATGTGCGGGACGTGGATATTGCACCGGGCCTTGTCGGCGCCGTTGCCGGCCAGGATGATAACGCGAGACTGCGAATAATGAACGATGGGGATGCTTGGAGATGACGACTTAGGAGAAGCACGATGGGACTGCGTAGAGCGTTGGGCAAGATACTGGGGTTCGGCGGCGATGTGTCGCAGGGTTCGATGGCGTTGATCGAGGGCAACGGGGCCAAGCGGCGCGGCGACTCGGCGGCCGCCGTCATGCAGAAGTTCAAGAACTGGCCGTATCGGTGTGCCAGCTTGAACGGTTCCACGGTCGCCAGTGTGCCACTGCGCCTCTTCGTGAAGGGCAACGCGTCCGACCGATCAAAGGGCTGGTACAAGCCGGCCACCGTATCGGCGAAGACGCGGAAGGCGCTGCTGGCCCGCAAGGCGTTGGCGCCGTCGGAATCCGTGATCGAGTTGACTGAGCATCCGGTTCTTGACCTGCTGCGGCTCGCCAATCCGAAGGAGGTCGGGTTCACGCTCATCGAACTGACGACCATATTTCAAGAGATGGTGGGCAACGCGTACTGGTATATGGAGCCTCACACCGATCCGGTACGGGCCGGCCAGCCGGAGTTCATCTGGAACCTGTTCCCGCAGCACATGAAGGTCGTGCCGACGAAGGACAACAAGGGCGTCATGGGGTACCTATACGGCACGGCCCCGAAACAGATCGCGTTCAAGCCCGAGGAGATTCTGCACTTCCGGTACCCGAACCCGAACGATGCGCTCTATGGGCTCGGCCCGGCCCAGGCCGGCATCCACGCCATCAACCGCAAGGTGGCGATGGACGAGTACAAGCAGGCGATGTACGACAACAACTGCCGGCCGGACTTCATCGTCAACGTGCCGGAGGACACGACCGAACCAGAGCTTGAGCAGTTGCAGCGGCGTTGGAAAAGGATGTTCAAGTCGCGTCGCGGCAGGGGCATCAACATCGCCGGTAAGCCGTGGATAATGACCGGCGACAAGAAGATCGAAACGCTGAACTTCCAGCCGCGCCAGATGCAGGACATTGACCAGGCCAAGCTCGACCGTGACGAGATATGCCAGATGTTCGGCGTGCCGATCACGATGCTTGAGATCAGCAAGTCGCGTGCCGAGGCCGAGGCTGGCGAATACGGGTATATGCTGCACACCATCGAGCCGAGGCTGCGGCGTATGGAACAGTTCCTGAACGAGCGGCTGGCCGTGTTGTACGATCCGCGCTTGTTCTTTGCATTCGACGACCCGGTGCCGGAGAACCGCGCGGCGTTGCAGACTGAAATCCTTGAATCATTCAGAACCGAGCTGATCACGCTGAACGAGGCCCGCCAGGCGCTCGGCTGGGACCCGGTCGAGATCGGCGACGAGTTCCCCGAGCCGCCCGCCGCTGTGCCAGCGGGAGGGGGTGATGGCGCCGAACCGGCCAAGTCCTTTCGACACGTCCGAAATGTTGCACGAACCTGAATGTGGATGTGAGGCGTGCCGTTCGGCCAAGGCGATCCAGCCGCGTATGACGGCCGACGAGGCCAAGCTATTCGATGGCATATCGTCGTTGCAGAAGCGGCAAGCCGGCGAGGTCGTGGCGAACCTCACGGCGTTCGACGATTCGCCGGACGCTGACATTGATCCCGTGACGCTGGTATTCGACGTTGCCGAGTGGTCGGAAACATACGCCGAGGAGCTGGCCGATGTGATCGAGCCGATGCTGGTCGACGGATGGCGTCGCGGCGAACGGAAACTGCAAGAGGCCGGCGCTAAGGGGTTCAAGAAGGGGCTCGACGATGCTCCGGGCGACGGGGTGTGGAGCCTGTTCAACCCCGAGGTATTGACCTGGGCACAGACGTATCCTCGCGAGTTCGGGAAACGAGTCAACGTAAACTTCGCAAACCGGATCACGCGCGACGTTGCCGCCGAGCTTGCCAAGGGCAAGACGGGCCGCGAGATCGCTAAGACGCTGCAAGAGGGGACACTCTCCGGCTCGATGACGGCGTACAGGGCCGACACGATAGCCAGGACCGAGTCAGTGCGTGCCCGTGAGGCCGGCGAGGTACAATCGTGGGAGAATAGCGGCGTCGTTTCTGGCAAGCAATGGGCGGCGATGCAGGACCATTGCCCATTCTGCGACGAGATGGACGGCAAGATCGTCGACATACAGGACGACTTTTTCGCGATGGGCCAGGACTTGCCGGTCGAAGGCGCTGGCAATATGAAGTTTACCTACGAGGACGTGGGGCACCCGCCGCTTCACCCCAGGTGCCGTTGTACCCTGCTGGCCGTGCTGATCGAGGTCGAGGGCGGAGAGATGATCGAGATCCCGGACGCCTGACATTGTTACGAAACGTCGACACATGTGAATAAGTGCCGACGTTTCGTACCACCACCACAAATAATCCCGCATAATGTATTGACACGGTACACTTTCTTGGTGTATTATAGTAGGTGTATCGTTTCAGTACACGCGGAGTCCGCATGTGAAAAACAAGGTGCCTCTGTCGTCCCTCGTGCATGTCCTCCCCCCCGATATGATCGGTCAGATCAAAGACCACGGCGTCGACCCCGACGACCCAGAGGCCGTCGTGTGTCGCAAGAGTGCCGTCGATACCAAGAACAAACCGCTTGCACCTGGCGACAAAGAGATCATGCAGTACGTCTCGACTCGCGACATTGACCGCGACACGGAGATACTGAACCCCGCCGGCGCGGTCCTCTCAGAGTTCAAGAAAGCCCCGCAGGTCTTGTGGGGGCACGATTATAGCATCCCGCCCATCGGCTCAGATCGAATGATTGAAAAGGATGGCTACGGCATCCGTGCCATCACACGATACGCAGACACGCCTCTGGCGAACGATCTGTGGTCTTTACGGCGGGATGGACATTTGAACACGTCGAGCGTCGGCTTCATACCGCTCAAGGTGGTGTGCAACGGCGGCGACGGCTGGGCGAAGCTCACCGGCAAACTGGCGAAAGATTGGGACGTCGAAGAGTCGACGTTCGAGAAAGCGACGGCCATAGTCGACAGGTGGCTGCTGCTCGAGCATTCCGACGTAAGCGTGCCGGCGAACATCAACGCCCGAACGATCACGGTAGGCAAGGGCATCGAAGCCGACGAGCTGGACGCCCTGTGTATGAAGGGCGAACTTGCGACCGATGACGTGGTCGCAATCCTCAAGGCGAAGGCCCAGTTGTTCAGGATCGAGGCCGAAGGCGACAAGCCCGTGCCCCGTGCAATTGAGATCGTCGAGCAGCGGAGATTTATTCAGATAGAAGCCGCGCCCACTCGTGACGTCGAGCGGGTTCGGGTCGTTGTGATGCAGATACAAGGCCGTTTGGAATAGGGTCTAACCTGACTGACGCGGGAAGATCGAAAACACTCACACAAGGAGAGACGCGATGAAGAAGCTGAAAGTTCTCAAGGATTTCACACACGGCGAAGGGGCCGACCTGACCAAGTTCAAGGTTGACATGATCCTGAACGTCGACGACGCCACGGCGAAGGAATGGACCGACGCCGGCAACTGCAAGGAACACGACCCCGAGAAGGACGCGGCCGACGCGGCTGAGGTCAAGCGGATCGCCGACGAGGCGGAAGCGGCCGAGATCGCCCGGACCAAGCGCGTGATGGTCGAGGTGCTTGACGGCATGGCCAAGCCCGGCGACGATGGCACGAAGTCGATCCACATCGAGTTCCGCGGCGAGCCCGAGCTGGCAAAGTCCGGCACCGGCGGCTTCGACAGCTTGGCCCATTACCTGTCGGACGTTGTGAAGGCGTGCGCGAAGGGTGCTCGGCCCAGCGAGGCGCTGACCAAGTGGCAGGACGCATCGAAGGCCGTGCCCGGCTCTCACATTATGCAAGAGGGCGACGACGACCAGGGCGGCTATCTGGTCCCGCCTGACTATGCCAACATGTGGATGCCGCCTGCTCTCGAATCTGGAATCTCGACGCCCCGTGCGATGAAGATCCCGATCCGGGGTAACAGGATCAACGTGCCCGCGCTCGTCGACGCGACTCATGTCGGCAGCTACTACGGCGGAGTGATTATCTACCGCCCAGGCGAAACGCATGTGAAGACACAGAGCAAGCCGCACATGCGTCAGATCGAATTGACGCTCCACAAGATGACCGTGATTGTCCCTGTCAGCGACGAGCTGATCGAGGATTCGCCGATCTCGATGGCCGCGTTCCTTAACAACATCGTCCCGCAAGCCATCTCGTTCCAGCGTGACGCCGACCACATCGACGGAACCGGCGCCAACATGGCGCTCGGCGCGATCAACGCCGCGAACCCGTCGCTCATCGCAGTGGCTGCCGAAGTCGCTCAGCCGGTCGCGACCATCGTGTTCGAGAACCTCGTGAACATGTGGGCGCGGTTCAAAATGATCAATCAGGCCAGCTCGGTCTGGGTTGCCGGTCACGACACGTTCCCGCAACTGGCGACGATGGCGATGGCCGTCGGCACTGGCGGCGTCCCGGTCTGGATGCCGGCAGGCGGCGTGAGCGGTAATGCGTACTCGACCTTTATGGGCATCCACGTGATGTTCACCGAGAAGTGCAACCTGCTCGGTACTCAGGGCGACCTCGGCCTGATCGACTGGTCGCAATACTACTACGCCGACAAGGGCGGGGTGCAGGCCGCGCAGTCGGTTCACCTGTGGTTCGATTACGACCTCACGGCGTTCCGTTTCGTCCTTCGCAACGACGGCGCGCCGGCGTGGCAGACGCCTCTCACGCCCGCAAGTGGCGGGCCGACGCTTTCGCCGTTCGTCGTACTGGCAACGCGCCCGTAACCAACTCGCGGATCGGGCGGCGGCTTGAGTCGCCGCCCACCGCGCTACTTTTTGAAAGGGATACAAGATGAGACTTTCTGATAGAGTCGCGGTCGAGTCTCACCAGGACTTGATCGACATCGGCGGAACCGGCATTCACGCTGGTGTTGCCACCGCAAACTGGATCGACATGTCGCTGTACGACAGCTTCCTGTTCTTCGTCAGCGTGGGCCCGTTGTGGAACGGAGCCGACCAGCTCGACGCACTGAGCATCGTCCAGGCGTCGGACGCCACTGGCACCGGTGCGAAGGCATTGGCCCCGAACGCCAAGAACCTCGACCAGACGGCCGCGAACACGGCCGGCGAGAGCTTCATCCTCGAATGCAAGGCCGCTGACCTTGACACCGAGGGCGGGTTCCATTGGGTCCGGCTCGAATGCACCGAGGCGGGGAACACCGGCGTCGACGAAGTCTCCGTGACGTTGGTTAAGATCAACGGCAGATTCCAGTACGACGACATGTCGGCTGTGACAGACAACGTCTAAGGACAATCACGCTGCGGGTCGGGCGGTGATCGTAACCTTCGGGAACGGGCGCCGTCCGGTACGTCAGCCTGCGGCGGTGCGGCGTAGGTGCCGCACCCTGTTGCGGCACTTGCGTTTTTTACAAAGGAGGCACAAAGATGGCAACAGGATACACGGCTCAAGTGTCTGTGAGCATCGCTAGTACGATGACAAAAGACACGATCCCGGCCGTGCCCGGCGCGGGCACGGAGTTGAACTCGGTCTCGAATGATTCATATTCCGAATCGTATAGCAAGGCGTTTGCGTTCGGTGTAGGGTCCGGCAACGCCAAGGGCACCTTCCATGGCACCTGGTCCTGCGCGGCTGGCTCTCAGGTCGTGTTTGATTTGACGGCCACCATGTCCGACGCGTTGGGCGACGCAATCTCAGCGACTGAGGTTAAGGCGGTCTACATTCGGAACGTCAGCACGACAACGGGCGACTTACTCGAAGTGCTCGGCGACGCGGCCGCAGTCGGCCAGCAAGTTCCGTTTATGCTTGCAGCGACCGACGCTGTCCAGCTGGGTCCAGGCGGCGCGATTCTGATCGTGAGCCCCATCGACGGCTGGGCCGTCGCTGCGGGCGCGACCGACCGGATCGAGGTTGACAACAACCAAGCAGGTGCGATTGAGTTTGAGATCGTAATCATATACGAGCACGTCTAATCGAAGGCGTGTGGTTCTTGTACGCTGGATAACCCAGCACAGACAGGAGTAGAGACATGACAGTAAGCAGACGCGGCAAGACGGAGCTATTCGGCGACTGGACGCAGGGCAGCCTGGTCGTCACGGACCAGGGCAACACCGGGACCGGCACACGGTTCTGGGTCAATAGCAACGCCGGCACGGCGGGCGGCGACACTACCGGCCACGGGCGGAGCCCCTCGGCTCCGTTCCTCACCGTCGACTACGCAGTCGGACAATGCACGGCGGACGCCGGCGACATTATCTATGTGATGGAAGGCCACGAAGAGGACAGCGTCGCGTCGGTGTTCGACCTGGACGTCGCAGGCACAAACATCGTCGGGCTCGGCAACGGCACGAACCGGCCGGAGTTCCACTACAACAACGCAGCCGCAGTCATCTCGGTCGGCGCCAGCAATTGCCGGATCAAGAACCTGAAGCTGCTCCCCAGCATCACCGACGTCCTCATCGGCATCGACATCGAGGCCGGCGTTCAGAACACGATCATCGAAGATTGCATCTTCTGGCCCGGCGAAGACGGTGCCGGCGTTGACGAGTTCATCACGAACATCGAGCTCAAGGCGACCTGTGACGGCACGCTGATCCAGAACAACGAGATCAGTTCGCACACCGCGTCGGCGGGGGCCGTTGCTGCCGTGACGCTGAATGGCATCTCGGACCGCGTGAAGATCACCGGGAACCTGATCGTCGGCAACTTCTCGACGGCCGCTGTCATCGACACTGCCGCTTGCACGAGCCTGTTGATTGCGGACAACGTGATCAAGGTCAAGGACGCCGAACCCGGTATCGAGCTGACCGGAACCGCGACCGGCATCATCTCGTACAACCAGATTGAGTCGACGGGCGTCACTGCGGCGAACGCGATTGTCGCGGCTGACTGCGCGTGGTTCAGCAACGAAGTCGTGACTGCCGACGGCATCAACTCCGTGCCTGTCGAGGCATAAACATCAGGCTATTGGGGGCCGTCAACCAAGGCGGTCCTCAACGGCCGCATACCAAGGAGTTGAACCATGGCACCACTTTTGCCGCTTGTCACGCCGATCTACTTCGACCAGTTCGTCGTGGCGCCCGGTACAGGCGAGGCGTTCGCGGCCGACGAGACCTACGCCCGCAAGATCGTGATCCAGGCAGGCAAGGCCGGAGCGGTGAACGCGGGCAACATCTACATCGGCGTAGCGACCGTCGACGCGACGGCCCAGTGGTGCATCGCGCTGACGCCTGGCACAACCTACGAGTTCGACATCCCCGAAGGTTGCATCGTTGACCTCAACGACATTTATGTCGACGCCATCAACGCAGCAGACGGCGTCCGGGGCTGGTACTACCCGCCCGTCACCGTGATATAATGGAGGTGATCAATGGCAACGCGCGGACACAGAATTATAGCAGGCGGCAACACCGTGATCGCTGCGGCCGGAACGCCTGAGCCGTTGACGGCCGCGACTCAGCCGTGCTCGATGGTCTGGGTTGGTGCGCCGCACAACGACGCAGGCGTGGCACAGAACACGTCGGTCGCGCGCGTCGGGCTCGCAGGAGCCGGCAACCAGCGGATTGCGTTGGCGGTTGCAGACATCGCGGGCATCTTCATCCCGTGCTCGGATACAACGGACGTATATGTAAACGTCGGCACGAACGGCGACAGCTTGGACTATCAGGTCTTCGCATAGGGCAGAACGATGGCGACTGGCGCACACAGGATTATCCGTGCCGGTTATTTGTCAGTGGGCTTGGCAGCGGTGCCGCAGCCGCTCACGCCGGCAACGCAGCCCTGCTCGTTGGTCTGGGTTGGCCCGGCGAGCAGTTTGAAGTTTGGCATAATGAACACGACGGTCGCACGGATCGGTATCGAGGGCGTCGGCAACCAGCGGATCGCACTACACTGGAACAGTATTGAGGGTGTGATGATCCCTTGTTCGGACACGAACGACCTGTACGTAAACGTCGGCGCCGATCACGAAGGTGTTGACTACGTGATCTATGCTTAATTGAGGAGATGTAAGATGCCCAGATTCGGACACAGAAAGCATCGCGGCAAACCTCCGCTGGCCGAGAAGCCGAAGGCCAAGCGGAAACGCAAGGCGGTCGCAAAGCCGAAGGCCGACAAGTCAATGAAGAAGGCGGGCACGAACACGAAATGAGCGACTGCCCCAAACTACAGACGGGCGACATCGTCTGCTTCGGCGACAGCTCGCGGATCTCTCGCCTGATCAAGTGGTTCACGCGACACGGCGACGAGCCGGCGACCAAGTGCAGCCACGTCGGGATCATGTACGACGAGGACCGTGTCTGCGAGGCGGTCAAGCGTGTGGTCATCACGGCGATCATGGCGCGGCTCGGCGGTGGCGGCTGGCGTGAAATCTACCGGCCCATAATTCTGTCGGCCGCTGAGCAATTGCAGATGCAGGAGCAGTGCGAATATTACAAGGGCAAGAGCTACGGATGGTGGAAGAATATAGCGCAGGCGGCAGATGGGCTGATAGGCGGTCGGTACTTCTTCCGTAGGCTGTGCAGGATGGATGACTACCCGATCTGTTCGTGGCTCGTCGCGTGGGTTTTCGAGCGTGTCATCGGAACGTGCTTCTTCGGCGTGCCGCCGAACGCCGCGACGCCGGACGACATACACGACGACTGTCAGGATAAGAAACGGTTTATCAAGGTCTACTCGACCGAGGACTGAACGATGTCTTGGATAACAGGGGCTGATATTATCGCACAGCCAGGTGCGCCGGACGTCACGGCCGCACAAGCCGACAACGCGGCGGACGCGGCCTGCGCGTTCATCGCGTTGTGGACTAACCGTGCCATCGAGGCGACGACCTACTACGAGTGGGTTGACCGGCTCGGGGCCAAGACTGTGCTCGTCGACAATCCGCCCGTGCGGCGGCTGCGCGTGGTGAGTATCGACGTCGCCGACGCCATGTGGCTTCTGAACACAAACGCCGACGCCACACGGGCCTCTGTGAGCGTCCAGGACGGCGCGATGCACCTGAGCGTACAGGGTGGGGCGAACGCCGGAGATGAGACGCTGACGCTTGCGACGTACCCGTCGATGGCCCTGCTACTCGCGGCCGCAGTCGCGTTGGGCAAGGGCTGGTCGGGGTCTGTGACGACCGAGGGCGATCCGCAGAACCTGAAGCCGGAGCATTTTGGGCGGGCGCTGGTGGCACAAGAGTACGTTCATCTGCCTGGAGACGCGGCCGACGCCAGCCTGATCGACGCCGAGGGCGGGCTGCTGTACATCGAATCGACATGGTCGGACGCCGGCGGGCTTGCGTTCGTCGGGTACGATGGTGGGTTCAAAGCCGTTCCAGACGACTTGAACCAGCTCACGCTCGAACTTGGCGTGGACATCTTGAACAATGACGCGCTGAGTTCGGTGCTTGAATCCGAAAAGCTCGACAAGTACGCATGGAAGCGGCGGGCCGACGTGCCGGACCTGAGGGCCGCCTACAAGTCACGGCTGCAACCGTGGAAGAGGGAGTATCTCTAATGGCGACGCCCAATGGCAAGTGCCCTGTTGGCGCAACGAACACCGCCAACATCAAGACGCTCACGGACAGGGCCGACAAGATGGAACGGATCATTGACGAGGTAAGGCGTCGCCCGCCAGTGTGGGCGTCCTTGCTGATCACATTGCTTTTTGGAGCGGCCACGGCCCTTGCAACGCTTCTGATTCAGCGCGGGCCGTCAGCTATGGCGGGTCAATAATGGCACCTGACAGCTTCTATAATCGGACGGCGTCATTCTACACCGAAGACATGTCCACACAGGATGCGTCCGGCGGGATAGCGCTCGCCGAGTCAATCAACCTGATCGCTGTCAAGTGTTGCATCTCGACGATCAGCGAGAACGAGCGGTCGATGTACGGCAGTCGCGGGGTCGACGCAACTCATTACCTGTTCTGCAACCCGCGACACCGGGCCGACCTCGACGAGACGATGAAGGTGCGGGCCGGCACGGACAGGTTCGACGTGCAGACCATCGAGGACCCGCAGCACAGGAACAGCCACTTGAAACTGGTGGTCTTGGAGGTCAAGGGCAATGGCGCAGTCACCTAACGGCGTGCCGGTCATCAAGTGGCACGGGCCAAGGGTAATGGGCCAGGTGTACGACATGGTCGATGCCCGGCTCGAGATGGCGGCGATCACTGTAGAGAACGAGGCCAAGGACCGGATACGCGGGCCGAAGACCGGCGCGGCTAAGGGCGCCGGTACGCAGAAGGATTTTATCACGCGGAGATCGGCCCCCGGCGAGGCACCGGCAAGCCAGACGAGCGGGCTTGTGGGTTCGATAGCGCGCGGCAAAATGGGAAGGTTGACGTGGGGCGTCGGAACGAACTTGAAGTACGGCAAGTTTCTCGAGCTGGGCACAAAGGACATCGCGGCTCGCCCATGGCTCGAGGTGTCGCTGTGGGCAAGCATCGGCAAGATCAAGGCGCTCTTTCGTGGCGGCGGCACGGGCGGCGGCGCTCGGCTGTCGCATGGTTCTGGTAAAGGACACAACGGATAATGGCACGACGCCCGATAAACATTGAACCGATTGAGCCAGTGCGACCGCTGATCGTGTTGCCCGACGCTGTTCGGTCGAACGCGGACAAGTTCCGGTGCGCGAAGCGTATCTTCTCGCGGACACTCGTTGACCAGTTCAATCAGGCCGGGCCGTTTGCCAAGCGGGCGGACTTCCTTGCGTTCCGTGCCAGCTGGAACGACCGGCTCACGGCGGCGGCCAGCGAACTCAACCGGCTCAAAAAGGTGGTGTTCTCCCGCGAGATTAGGCACGCTGAAGACGCGACCGAGATTGAGCAGGCGCTTGGCGACGGACTGCACGAGCGGAAGTGGGACGCCGATATTGCACGGCTGCCCGTGATGAAGATCGGTTCGCGTGCCGTAACCGAAGTTGACCCGCCCGAAGATTTCAGCAACGCCCTGTTGTGGACTGAGGTTGACCCCAACGGCGATATTGTAATCGCCACAACGCTCCTGACGGTCACGACGATGAATAGGCTTGTCGAAGCGTGGGTCGTGCGCGACATGGGCGCGGGCAACATCGGCGACTACACCAAGACCTACGAGGTCGTGTACGATGCGTTCACGGGGGCCACAAACAACGGCATCGGGCCAGCGAGCTCGTCCGACGTGAATGCGTGGCGCAACAGCGCCGACATTCGAGGGCTTAAGGTCCAGGGCCACTCCGCTGGCCCCGGTTCGCACAACTTCGCGCTGTGGCACTTCGAGGGCGGCGTGCAGCAAGACCTGAGTGCTCTTTACCACCTGGCCGTGGCGACATGGTACTACTTCACGGAAACGCGCGTCGGCTCGACGGTGACGCTCCAGATATACACCGACGCCGCCCGCACGGTCCTCGTTGCCACGCTGACAATCGACGATGACGGCACGGCGTTGCAGTACACCTACGGGATGGATTCCGAGGACAACGCCGACGTAACAAGGACTATATCGTACAGGGTCAACAACCTTGACTTGCAGCTTGCGGCGGCGACCGCTCCATACTATTACAACCAGGCCATTTTGGCCCGGAGGCGAAACTGATGGCACGACAAGTACAGAGAAACGAAGCGGCGGCCGCGCGGCTCCGCGTCTATTTCCACTGCGTCGACGCGACCGATGGCATCACGGCCGAGAACGGCGAGGCCGGTGGGCAGCCAGAGGTGTCGGTGAACGGGGCTGCGTTCGCAGGGGCCGCGAATATCGGCGTGCTGGTCCTGATCGGCAGCGGTCGATACTACGCCGAACTGACGGCGGCCAGCGTGAACACGGCCGGCGACCTGCTCGAAACGCACTACAAGTCAGCGGCGACCGCCGAATCCGTTGGCGACAGCATCGAGATCGTCGAGCACAATCCGGCGACCAGCATCGACTCCATCGAGACGGACACGACATTCATACTCGCCGACACGACGGCCATCATCGCAACGCTGGCACTACAAGACGCCGAACTCGGCAAGATACTCGGCGCCACGGCAGGCAAGGCGTTCATCAACACGGCCGGCACGCAGATAAAGTTCTACACGTTCGCAGGGGCGTTGTTGTCAACGCTCGACTGGAACGCGGGCACCAACACTTGGGATGTGACTTGGTAATATGTCAACAGTCAACAGACCGAACAACCTTGCCGTCGGGTCGCGTGGGCGCGGGTTCATCGTGCCGTCGGCGTCAACTGATATGGACGAAGCGCTCAGGGCGTGGTATCTCGCGTCCCCGTTGGCGGCGATCACCGAGGGCATGTGGCCTGACATGGCTCCGGACAAGGCCGGCCTGCCGTTCATCACGTATGTCGTGACGGGCAACGTACCCGACGACTCGATGATCCTGGCGGCCGGCGGGCAGCAGGACGTCGACGACGTGTTCGTTACGTTCCAGCTTCGGAGCGGCGAAATCTCGCCGGTCGAAGTCAACGCAATATTCGACGCGTTCATCGCGGCGTTCGACGACGCGATCATTACAGTGACGGGCCACACGACCGTTCGCTTCGACAGGGTAGGCGGCGACCGCGCAAAAGATGTAGACGGCGGCTGGGTTTGGGTGGTAAACTATAAGTGGCATATCGAGCACTAGGAAAGGAGCAGTACAATGGCAAGAATTGCTGGCAATACGGGCGTTCTGACCATCAATGCGGCAGCCAGGCTTGGGGCGACAACATCGTCTGGACCCCCACGCGTGACCTGCCGGACGCTACGGGCATGGACAGCGGCGGGTACAAGCAGGCCGTCGACGGCAACCTCGGAGCGACGTTCTCGCTCACCGGGCACCAAGACAATACGCAGGTCCCGCTGTCCGTCCTGACCGGCGGCACCCTGCCGATTGTCCTGACAATCGACAACCCGGTCTACCGCACGTTCACCGCAGCGGCGTGCCGGCTGTCGTCGACGCCGATCACGGTCGACGTGAACGGCACCACGACCTACAGTGTCGAGGGTACGATTGACGGAGCTTGGACCGAAGCGTAATCGGTTATTGTTCTTTTTAGCGGCAGGGCGTTGAAAGGAGTTGCACGATGGAAGAATTGCAGAAGGTGTTTGGCGAGGCCGTCGAGAAAGACTTCGGCGGCGTGACCATCAAGTTCGCACAGCTCAGTTTCAAGATGCTCACAGATATCGAGAAGTGGGCAGAAGCACGGTACAAGGAACGGCGCACGGTCGAGAAGGCCGAACGGATCGCAGACATGGGGCTTGACTCCGAGCCCGACATGTCCCCGTTCGACCGGGCCAAGCTGCGGCTTGAGGCGGCCGATTCGGTGCAGCCGTTCAACTTCATCTCTGAGTTGCAGACAGTTCCGGGCATGTTGTACACGTTGACACTCAGTGCGAACGTGCACGACGACACGATGACGGGCGACCGGCTGGCCGAGCTGTTGCCGTTCGATGCTCAGGCGTTGCATAATCTGATCAACGAACTCACGCCGACCGGGCCGGAGACGCCGGAAGAGCGGCGGGCCGAGATCGTAGCGAATGCTCGCGGTCGCTTGGAGTCGGCATTGCATGAGAAGGACACGGACGTCGGCAACAAGGAATGCAGAGACAAGGTCGGCGACGCGATCAAGATGCTATACGAAGCGGCCGGCGAGGCAGTGCCCGGTACAGAACTCCCCCCGGCCCACCCCG